GAAAGTTGGTTTAACGGGTGCAACGGGTGGACTTTCAGTAGTAACTGGAACAGCAACAACAGCTATGAAGTTGTTTAGAATGGCTTTAATTGCAACGGGTATTGGTGCAATAGTTGTTTTAGTAGGTGCGTTGATAGCAAACTTTGACAAAGTAACTAAGGTAGTTACAACGTTAAGCGGTTACGTTGTGAAAGCATACGATTACTTTGATAATTTAGGTACTTCAATTAAAGTTTTAATTGGAATATTTTTTCCATTTATTGGTGTTGTTTACGGTGCAATAAAAGCACTTGAATACTTTAATATTATCGACACGAAAAACGAGCGTGATTTGTCAGCAAGGCACGTGGCTAATATGAAACGTGTTGATAAATCACTTGCTAAACAAGAAGAACAACGTAAAGCACGAAAAAAAGCATACGATGAAGAAACGGGAAATATTGACCGTCAAATTAAGTTATTAGAAGCGCAAGGAAAATCAACGGAGGCACTTGAAAAGTTACAGCTTAAAAGGTCGTTAACAAATCAACGTGAACTAATCAAAGAGGCACGTTTGAATTTACAAATTTTAAGAGCAACAAATATTGGCGGTGTTAACGATGAAATAATTGAGGAAACGTTAACGGCTATCGCTGAAATGAAACAAGGGATATTAGACACTGAAACGGCAATTCAAATTGCAAGGATTGAATCAGGTAAAAAGGCAGTTGATACAGCTAAAAAAACAAATGAAGAAATTGATTTAACAAAAGATGAATATTATATTGCAGAGCAAAAAAGATTAGCTGATTTAAACAAAGCGGAACTTGATTCATTAAACGTAATTGATTCAGCTAAAAAAGCAAATGCGGATATGCTTTTAACCGAACAAGAACTTGCAATCCAAAAAGAAAATGAATCCTATAAAATTAAAATTGATAATGCAATAAAATTTGGTCAAGATATTGAAGCATTAGAACTTGAACACTTAAACAATCTTAATAATATCAACCTTACAGCGCAAGAAAAACAATACGCATTAGATAAGGAAGCATCTGAAAAAAAGATTGCATTAGAAAAAGAAACAGCGGAAAAACAAATTGCATTAGAAAACAACCTTAGACAAACTAAACTTAAATTAGCAGGCGAAGCTTTTGGTGCAATAGGTCAACTAATAGAATCGTTTAATGCTAAAGACGAAGCAACGGCACGTAAACAATTTAAAATAGCAAAAGCATTTAACCTTTCAAGTGCATTAGTTAATACAGCTTTAGCGGTCACGTCAGCTTTAGCAATGCGACCAGACCAACAAGTATTCCCGGGACAAAGATTTGTTGAAGCAGGAATTGCAGGAACAACGGGTTTAGCAAGTGTTGTTAAAATTGCAAGCACCCAATTTGGTGGCGGCGGTGGTGGTGGTGGTGTTGATGTTCCAAACCCCTCAAGTATTATCGCACCTAATCTTAACGTTGTAGGAAATACTGGAATAAACCAATTAGCAACCTTACAACAACAGCCCGTTAAAGCATACGTAGTAAGTAACGACATCACAAGCGCACAGCAGTTTGATTTGAAAGTGCAACAAACATCACAATTGTAGTTTAAAAGGTATGGAAGTTTACGAATTAGTAATTAAGGACGAAAAGAAAGACGGTGTTTTCGCCGTTTCGCTTGTTGAAAAGCCTGCGATGGAAGAAAACTTTATTGCACTTTCAAAGGACTTTGTAGAGTTAAAAGCTATTGACGAAAAGCGAATTGTTTTAGGTGCGGCGCTTATTCCTAATAAGAAAATTTACCGTAAAGATAAAGATAAGGAATTTGAAATATTCTTTTCAGAATCAACGGTAAAACGTGCAAGCGAGTTGGTATTTATGCGAGGTCAACATCAGAACGCAACGGAACAACACGCCGTTAAAGTTGACGGAATGACTATCGTGGAATCGTGGATTATTGAAGATGCCGAAATGGATAAATCTAAAATTTACGGTTTTGATTTACCCAAAGGAACGTGGATGATAGCAATGAAAGTTGATAACGATGAAACTTGGAAAAAAGTAAAAGACGGCGAGTTAAAAGGTTTCAGCATCGAGGGATATTTTGCCGAACGTTACGAAATGTCAGCACGTGAAAAAGTAGTACAAATTATAAAATCATATAAATGAAAACAAGTTTAGAAATTATCAACGAAATTGAAAGCAATAAAGTTGAATTAGGAATGAATGTAGAGTTAGCTTTGATTAGTGAAATTGCAGATTCAGTAAGAAAAATAAATTTAGAGAAAATTGTAGAACCTATAAAAATAGCAGCAAATAAATCATATAATTTATTATTAGAAGAATCAAAAAAACTTCCTGTTATTCAAAATCAAATAATAAATGCAAAAACAGCATTGAAATCATTAGGATTAGAAAATAAAGATTTAGATACAGCTCAAAAATTATTAGATTTTAAAAATAATGAATTAAAAAATTTATTAAAGGGTGTTAATAATGCGAAATCTATTGAAACAAATATTTAAATCAACAAAATAATGCCAACAAAAACAACATCACCTAAAGGCGGAAAACGTGGTTGCTTATGCAAGGATAACAAGTACCGAAAAGAATGTTGTGAGGGCGAATTATCACAACAAGGCATCGGTTCAACGGTAAGCGGTGGAACGCAAATTGTAATCAATCCGAGCCAAAATACAACGGTAATAATTCGCTAAAGTGCAACAGAACAAAAACAGAATAGTTTAATAAAAAAAAGTCAAATGAATTATAAAGAGATAGTAAAAAAGATTTGTGTTGCTTTGAATATCGAAGTGAAATTGGAGCAAATGAAACTTAACGATGGCGTTACGGTAATCGAAGCGGATAGCTTTGAAGCTAACAACGAAATTTTTGTTGTAACGGAAGATGACCAAAGAATCCCTTTGCCAGTTGGTGAATACGTTGTTGAAAACGGAATGCTTTTAGTTGTTACTCAAGAAGGTGTAATTGCAGAAATCAAAGAACAAGAAGCACCTGCAGAAGAAGAAGCACCCGAAGAGGAAATGAAAAAAGACGAAGAAAAAACGATTGAAAAATCAGCGGTTAAGAAAACCGTTGAATCAATGGTTAAAGAAACGTTTTTTTCAGAATACGAAGCTTTGAAATCTGAAAACGAAGCATTGAAAACACAGTTAGCACAAATGGAAGAACCAAAAGCAATTGTTCACAATCCAGAGCCAACGGAAAAAGTAAAGGTAGAAGCACCTAAAAGCACAAGAGATTTAGTAATGAAATTTATAAACCAATAAAATGAGCACAACTTATTTAGCAGTAACCAACGACACAGAACGTCAATTGGCAGTAGTTGAAGCCGTAACGGGCGCAACAACTTTAACCGCAAAAGATAGCGGTAAAGTATTTATATTAAAAGCATCAGCAGGAGCGCAAATTACACTTCCAGCAGTAGCAACATCAGCAGGTTTACGATTCAAATTTATCGTAGGTTTAGCATTTGCGACTACAGATTGGACAGTAAAAGCACTTAGCAACGCAATCGAGGGAAGCGTTTTAGTTAACGGAGCGCACGTAGCAGGAGTTGACGAAAACACAATTTCTTTCGTAGCATCAGCAGAATCAATCGGAGACTTCGCAGAATTAGTTTGTGACGGCACAAATTGGTACGTGAACGGTTCAGGAGTTACAGCAGGAGCAATCACTTTAACAGCAGTTTAATTAAAAGAATATTATAAAATGAGTACAACTACATCAATTACAACTACTTACGCAGGCGAGTTCGCAGGTAAGTACATTGCGGCGGCTTTATTGCCCGCACCAACTTTGGCAAGTAATTTAATTACAATTATGCCTAACGTTAAGTTCAAATCGGTTATGAAACGACTTGCAACTGACAAACTTTTATCAAACGCATCTTGCGACTTCAACCCAGCAGGAACGATTACCTTAACAGAAAGAGTAATCCAACCGAAAGAGTTACAAGTTAACCGTCAATTGTGTAAAACAACTTTCAGAAATGATTGGGACGCAATCGAAATGGGTTATTCAGCATTCGATGTTATGCCGAAATCATTTACTGATTTCTTGTTAGCACAATATGCTGAAAAGGTTGCTTCAGAAAACGAAGTAAACATCTGGAGAGGTGTTGCATCTAACAACGGAGAGTTTGACGGGTTTACAACTTTGTTAGCTTTAGACCCTGCATTACCAGCAGCGCAAGAACTTGCTTTAGTAGGTGGCGGTTTATTGTCAACTAACGTAATTGCAGAAATCGGAAAAGTACTTGATGCTACTCCTTTGGCAGTTTCAGCACGTGAGGATTTTCATATTTACGTTTCTACAAACGTGTTCAGATTGTACGTTCGTGCATTAGGTGGTTTCGCTACTAACTTAGGAGCAAATGGTGTTGACGGTAAAGGTTCAATGTGGTTTAACGGTGGTGCAATTTTACCTTTCGAGGGTGTTAAATTAGCACACGCACCTGGTTTACCTGCATCAACAATGATTGCAACAACAAAAGAAAATTTAGTGTTCGGTACTGGTTTAATGAACGATGCACAAGAAGTAAAACTTTTGGATATGGCAGATGTTGACGGTTCACAAAATGTTAGAATCGTTATGAGAATGACTGCAGGTGTTCAATATGGTGTTGTTGAAGACATCGTAACTTACAATGTTACTAACTCTGTAAACTAAGAACTTATGAGTTGCGACTTAGCCAACGGAAGATTAGAAGTTTGTAAAGATTCAATTGCAGGATTAGACGCAGCATATTTCATTAACTTCGGGGATTTCAACCCCGAGGTTGATGTTACTTATGACAACACAAATACTGATTTAATCACAGCGATTGCAAACGTTACAGCTTGCTTTAAATTTGAGTTAAAAGGAACTAATAGCTATCAAGAAACTATCACAACAGATAGAAACAACGGTACAACTTTCTTTCAACAAGAACTTACTATCACGCTTAAAAAACAAGATGCGACAAGCCAAAAAATAGTAAAATTACTATCTTACGGAAGACCGCAAATTATTATTAGAGGACGTGACAATACCTATCGAATTGCAGGACTTAAAAGAGGAATGGATTTAACTGCAGGTACTATCGGAATGGGTACAGAACCAGGGGATTTAAACGGTTATACTTTGACATTTACGGGAATGGAAGCATTACCTGCGAATTTCATAAATTGCACAACGGAAGCAGGTTTATTAACTGACTTAACGGCTTTAGCTTCTTTCACAACATCTTAGAATTTTGTTTGATTGTCTCCATAGAAAGGGGTTGCAGAAATGTAACCCTTTTTTTATGCAACAGTTTTCTACTTTAATAGTTTTATAAATATGAATGTTTTACAAGTAAGTGCAACAGCCCAAATATTGAAATGTGCGCCACGTAGCACAACGATAACAAGTATTATAGTAATCGACCAAGAAGCAGGAACAAGCGCAACGATTAACGCACCCACGATAATTGATTATGGTTACTATATCGGAGTACAAGCGGTGTATTCTTTAAAAGCAGGGCGTTTCTACATCGTGCAATTATACAACCTTACTAACTTTTTAGGAAGCGAGCA